TTCTGGATGCTCGAGCACAGGATCCAGAAGCGCGAGAAGCAAAAGGAGGCCGAGGAGGCCAAACGGCAGAAAGAGGCGGCGGCCCGAGAGCGTGCCCGTGAAGATCTCCAGATCATCACCATTCAGGGCACGTCGGCAGCCATCGCTCTCGGCGAGGCGACGGCCCGGGCCGTGCAACGTATCCCTGACGCGCATTGTAACGGGGATATGCACGCGGCCCTCGACTACGCTGCCAAAATCAAACACGCGCAGAAAGACTTCCTCACCAGTCAGGGGATCCACGCGATCATCGACTAAGGAGGTGAGCAGCATGGCCGCAAAGAAGCGCCGGCGCAAGCGTAAAAAGAAAATCGAGGCGAGCAAAAAGCTCGCATACTGGGCGGCCAGCGTGGCAACGCTCAGCGCAGCCAGCTCTCTGCTGCTCTCTGCCTTCGGGCGCGACCCGGTCGGTGAGCTGACCGGCACCATCTTCACCGCCTGCGTCGGCTATCTAATCACATACGCCGGCAAGAGCCTCGGCGAGAAAATCAGCCGAAACCGCCACGGGCTCGACGCCGACGGCAACCCGCTCCCGGATCCGTCCGGGGACACTCTCAACAATGAGGAGGCAAAAGGATGAACACTATCGACATCACACCCATCGTCAACGCAGCCCTCGCCCTGATCGGCGCCGGCGTCAGCGTTTTCCTGATCCCGTGGCTGAAGAAGCAGACCACCGAGGCACAGCGCAAGGAGCTGACCGCGTGGGTAAAGATCGGCGTCGCTGCCGCTGAGCAGCTCTACGTCGGACAGGGCCGCGGCGAGGAGAAGAAGCAGTACGTCCTCGACTTCCTGAAGCAGAAGGGCTTCAAGGTCGACGAGGAAAGCGTCGTCAACGCGATCGAGGCAATCGTCAAGCAGCTCAACACTGAGGGCCTGACCATCGAATAACGGAGAGGGCGGGCTCCGGCCCGCCCTTTTCTTGCTTGTAAAGGAGGCAAACCCATGAAAAACCAGAACACCGACGACATCAAGCTGAAGCCCGGCGAGACCGTCACAGACGAGACTCTCGACGAGCTGACCGGCGGGAAAGGAGACGACAATGAGTAATAGCCCTCTGGTGGTCTACACCAAGCTCAGCCCGAACCACTCGGGCAAGCGCACCAAGAAGATCGACACCATCACGATCCACTGTATGGCCGGCAACTGCTCCGTCGAAACCTGCGGCAACCTGTTCGCCAACTCTGCGCGGCAGGCGTCCAGCAACTACGGCATCGGCACCGACGGCCGGATCGCTCTGTACGTCGACGAGGCAAACTGCTCGTGGTGCACCTCGTCCAACGCCAACGACCAGCGGGCCGTCACCATCGAAGTCGCCAACAACGGCGGCGCGCCTGACTGGCCCGTCTCCGCGAAGGCATACGCCGCGCTGCTGGATCTCGTGACCGACATCTGCAAGCGCAACGGCATCAAGCGCCTCGTCTGGTCGACCAGAAAAAACGACCGCGTGAACCACCTGAACGGCTGCAACATGACCGTGCACAGGGACTACGCGAATAAGAGCTGCCCGGGCGACTACCTCTACAACCGCCACGGCCAGATCGCGGCCGAGGTCAACAAGCGCCTCGGCATCACGGACGCAGGCGGCAGCACCGGCGGCCAGACCTCCGGCAACACCGAGACCGGCCTGAAAGTCGGCGACGTGGTCGACTTCAAGGGCACGCAGCACTACACCAGCGCAGCGGCTAAGGACGCCAAGACCTGCAAGCCCGGCAAGGCCACCATCACGGCCATCGCGGCCGGCAAGGCGCACCCGTACCACCTGAAGGCAATCAGCGGCGGCGGCTCCACCGTTTACGGCTGGGTAAACGCTGCGGACATCTCGACCGGCAGCACCGGCACGGCAACGATCTACCGCGTGCGGACGACGGCCGACGTGCTGAACATCCGTAAGGGCCCCGGCACCAACTACGGCGTCGCCGGCCAGATCAAGGGCAAGGGCATCTACACCATCGTCGCCGAAGCCGCAGGCCCCGGCGCGACCAAGTGGGGCAAGCTCAAGAGCGGCGCGGGCTGGATCTCTCTGGACTACGTCACGAAACTCTAAAACCGCATAGAAAAGCAGAAACCCGCCCGGAGATCCCGGGCGGGCTTTTCTGTTATGTGGGGCTTTACTCCTCGGCGTCAGGATCCGGCGCTTCACCGGCAGCGGCGAGCTCGGCCTCTGTGGGCTGGAACCGCAGCACACGGCCCTCGGAGTCATAGAAACCGCCGAGCAGGATGGTGAAAATATCGACCAGCCAGCCGATCCCGCAGGCCCCGGCCGTCAGCAGCCAGATGACGCCTGTGCCGGTTTTCCCGACATAGAACCGATGGACGCCGAAGAAGCCGAGGAAGATGCACAGCAGCAGCGCCACCGTCTTGCTTTTCGGCGACGTCGGCCGCTGCGCTGCGGGGATGCTGACCGCGCCCTGCTGCGCGCCAGACTTCCCGCCGGAGCTCGTCGTATATGACAGACCCGTCCCGGGGATCCCGACGGTCGTGTGGCTTTTCCCCGTCGTGCTGACCGTGTGCTTCAGACCCTTCGGGCCGAAGCTGATGCTCGCGCTCTTTTTGTTCAGGTTTACCCGGACACCCGGGGCCACCTTAAAGCTGCGTCTAAACCTTGTACCCATGCTTTTCCCTCCTATGTGCGCTTTTTAGCGTTTAGTCATCTTTGGCATAATATTACCACGCCAAAACTGGTAAAGTCAATATTGCATAGTCATCTTTAGCATAAAGGGAGGCGAGGGCTGCGAAAATATACAAACCAGACGGCAGGTGCAACATCTCCGGGGAGAGAGTCAGGGAGGAGCGGCTGCGGGCAAACCTGTCACAGGAACAGCTCGCCTACAAGCTCCAGATCATCGGGCTGGACGTCACGCAGAAGGTCATCAGCAGGATCGAGAACGGCAGCCGAGTCGTCGCTGACTACGAGCTGGACTATCTGGCGACCGCTCTCGGCACCACCATCAACCACCTGCTCGGGAAAGAATGAGAAAACCGCACGGCAGCGACGCCGTGCGGCTTTTTTTGTGGAAAAACGCGGGAAAATGTTGAAAATCTGCCGAATTATGCTTGACATTATAGAGCAAATGCTCTATAATATAATCACAGGCAAGGGATAGCCGAGTACAGAAAGAAAGGAGAGCAAAACCGCGGAAAGGAGGCAAAGCCGTGGATGCTGAGCAGATGAAAAAACTGCTCGAGCTGCTGGAACAGGCTCTAAAGTGTGAACAGGTTGCCACCATTACGATCACAATAAAGCCGAACCAAAAGCCCAAGCAGTAAGGTCGAAGGACGGCGGGAAAAATCCCGCCCGCCGTTCCTTTTCATTATAACCACGAAACCACGGCAAAGTCAAGCGGGAGGAACAACATGGACATCTCGATCAAAGTGACCTACAAAAGCGAGGGGCTGCAAAAGCTCCGCAAGGCTGCCGGCCTGTCTCAGTCTCAGCTCGCCGATCTGGCCGGGATCAAGGTGCAGGTGCTCCAGCAGTACGAGCGCGGCGCCCGGGACATCAACGGCGCGAAGCTGCCGACGCTGCTGAAGATCTGCAACGCGCTGGAATGCAGGCTGGCTGACATCATCACAGACGAGGAGACGCTCGAGCTCCTGAAAAAGTACGAGGAACACTGACACACAGAAGGGGCGGCCGGCGGGCCGCCCCTTTTCTTTTATCACGGAGGGGAACACAATGGGACAGCACTGGAGCCATCTGACGCCGACCAAGCGCATCCAGCTCGACGCCTTCATCCGCGCAGGAATGAAGCCGACGGACATCGCCAAGGAGCTCGGCGTCCATCATACGACCATCTACCGAGAGCTGAAGCGGTGCACCTATGAGCACCTCAACAGCGACTACACCACCGAGACCAGATACAACCCCGAAGGCGCACAGGCCCGCTATGAGGCCAACCTCCGCGCCAAGGGGCCGGAGCTGAAGATCGGCAACGACTACGAGCTGGCCGACTACCTGATCGCCAAGATCCGCGACGAGAAGTACAGCCCGGAGGCCGCGATCGGTGAGGCCGAGGTCAAGGGCTGGCCCTTCAAGACCCACATCTGCGCGAGCACCGCCTACAACTACATCCGCGGCGAGATCTTCGGCGACGAGCTGACTGTCTCCATGCTGCCGCAGCACGGCAAGCGCCACCAGCCGGAGCGCCCGGCCGGATCCATGCCCCGCAAGCCCGCCGGCCGGAGTATCGAGGATCGCCCTGAGCACATCAACGACCGCAGCACCTTCGGTCACTGGGAGATGGACAGCGTCGAGAGCTGCCAAGGCGTCAGCAACACCTACATCGTGATGACCGAGCGGAAAACGCGCTGGGAGCTCATTATACCGTCGCCGGACAAGACGGCCGCCAGCGTCGTCGCTGCGATTGACGGGCTCGAGGCCAAGTACGGCGACCTGTTCCCGAAGGTATTCAGATCCATCACCTGCGACAATGGTTGCGAGTTTGCCGACGCCGCCGGGATCGAACGAAGCGCCAGCGGCAAGGGCACCCGCACCGAGGTCTACTACTGCCACCCCTACCGGCCGAGCGAGCGCGGATCCAATGAGAACCAGAACGGCCTCATACGTCGGCACCTGCCGAAGGGCACCGACCTGAGCACGATCTCCTACGAGGAGACCAAGCGGATCGAGGACTGGCTGAACAACTACCCCCGCAAAATGTTCGGTTATCTGTGCTCCGAGCAGCTTTTCCGGGAAGAAATCGCCCTCATTCTGGCCTCATAAAAAATATTTTTGCTTTTTTGTGCATTTACTCTTGACAAACGGCTCGTGGGTCACGGCGTGGGTCAAAACGCGATCCTCGTTTTCTGATCGCATAGGACAGGGCGCTCTCATATGGCAAGGCGGGTTTCTTGACAGAATATGCAGAAATTGGCAAAATGCGGTCAGGCGCTGCACGAACGGCAGGCGGTCAGCACTTCCCGGAAGGGAGGTGATGCCAATGGTTACATATTCAGAGCTGTTTCAGCTTTGTTTGGTACTGATTGGTTTTGCTGGTCTGATTATTCAGATTTGCAAGAGAAAATGACCGCCCCTTGCCCGAGCGGTCATTTCGCAAGAAATAGAACGTAAAGGCTGACCGCTTGTCGTAGCGCCCTTTTCCTACCCTCATTATAGCAAGTTACAGGAGAATGTCAAGGAAAACCACATCTCCCGCTCCTTTTGCTCGGGGCTGATAACGAAGTATTGACTAAGCCAAGTTATCGGGTGCGGCAAAGGCAAAGAAAAAACACCGGGAACCGTCTGTTATCGACGGTTCCCGGTGATTTCTTTACCTGCATATTCGATTTTTGGCGCTCTGCCGGTTACAATGCTCCCAGAAAAATCAAAGGAGGAGCGGGCGTGAAACAGAAGCGCTATGTTGAAATGACCCGGCAGGAATGGCGGCTCGCTACGGAGGGGCTGAACTACGAACTGGTCGGCGACCACTTCACGGAAGGCCGCCGCAAGCCGTTCTGGAGCGCCGGACGCGGATCTTCAAATACGATACCCCTTTACATAGGAGCCAATCTGTATTTATGGTACAGACTGGCCCCTTTTTCACTTCAAGGAGGTATGCGTTATGATTTACGGCTACATCAGGGTGAGCACCAGAGAACAGAACGAGGATCGCCAGCTCATCGCGCTCCGGGAAATGGCGGTGCCGGAGGCAAACCTGTTCATCGACAAGCAGTCCGGCAAGGATTTTGACCGTCCGCAATATCAAAAGCTGCTGCGGAAACTAAAAAAAGACGATCTGCTCTACATCAAGAGCATCGACCGTCTGGGGCGCGATTATGAGGAAATATTGAAACAATGGCGGATACTCACCAAGGAAACGGGCATCGACATCGTGGTGCTGGATATGCCCTTGTTAGACACCCGGCGGGGCAAGGATCTGATGGGAACGTTCCTCAGCGACATTGTGTTGCAGGTGCTTTCCTTTGTTGCGGAGAATGAGCGTACCAATATCCGTCAGCGGCAGGCGGAGGGCATCGCGGCGGCGAAAGCCAAGGGAATCCGCTTCGGGAGGGTTCCCAAACCGCTGCCGGAGAACTTCCACGTCGTCTATCAGCGTTGGAAAAGCGGCGAAATCACGGGAACCGCAGCAGCGAAAGAGTGCAAAATGCCGCTGTCTACATTTCGCTACCGGGCGGAGATTTACCAAAAAGCCAAATTATCGTAAGCACAGCGTTTTTACAGGAATGTGTGCTTTGCTGCAATAGCGGCATCGTGCTCATCAATGCTGTTGGAAAAAGTAACCTTATAAGGAACATGGTTTTTAGAAAACGAGCATTCTTCATGAGCGGATGCAGGGATAGTACAAATAGAAAGCAATATTAAAACTGTGCAGAACAAACTGGCAATACGTTTCATAATTTACTCCTATCTAGCGTTTTTCGCTTAAAAAAGCAAGTAAGGCGTTGCTGAATGCAGTCAGTTCATTTTGTGCCAACATATCTGACTGGTTGTCAGAGAAACATGTAATTGTATAGTTAAAACCTGAAAGTCTAAAAGAGTTTGTACACACTAATGCGGAAGGGAGATTTCGGTTGTATCCGAATAGATCATCCGCGCTATTTAGTATTTGAGGTGAATAATCATAACTGGCATACCATTCTTCTGATAAGTCTGTGGCAACTTCGCTATAACTAATCCCTAACATGATTACAACATTCTTATCAATTCCTTTGTATACAAATACTTTGGAACGCTTTGGGAGGGTATCATCATTTGCCTGCTGGGGAAGGGCCATGAATAGATTTGAATGATTCAGAATTTCATTGTATCCCGTATAAGAGAAGTTTTCATTGATTGAATCAATGAGTTGGTAGAAAGTAGGCGGTGTTACAACAGGTTCACCTTGTTTGTGAATTTTTTGGAGAAGAAAAACATTCGTAGTTAAAGATATGCACATTATAAGAACAAAAACAATTACTACTCTCCGTGTTGATAATTGTGTCATGGCAATACCCACCTCCTTAGTTTGTGCGATTAGGGTTGAGCAAAACGCGAGTTTTGCTCATCCCTATGTGCGATTTATTCTTTATCCAGTTCTTTGTCTGGTTCGTAGTAATCATTGCAGGTCGAAATAAGACGGCCGATAAATGCGACATACTCTGAATCTTTGTCAGTCAGCTGAACAGAGATGGCCTTGACTTCCGCTTGTGTGGAGACCTGGTACAAAAAGTAATCTACGGTCACTCCTAGTTTATCAGCCATGCTGCGTAAAGTAAAGGCACTCGGAGCTTTTGCAGCAAGATTTTTGCAACTGAAGTAACTACAACAAAATGACAGCTTCTGTTTTGTCGAACTGAACACAAAAAATGAACATCGAAAATCAGACTGTTGACTGGTCGCACTGTGCGAAAAGTTGACGGTCTTTTTTTATCCCCAAAATCAAAAAAGGAGGTCAAGCACAATGGCAAAACCTAAACCCCTTGACCAACTCCGAGCTGATATTGGCGTCCGGCTGAAATAGTCCCCAGTGGTTTTTCTGGCGAACACTAACACCGAAAAGGAACGAGCTGAGACGCAACTTGCACAGGAACAGCACAAGCTGGAACGTCTGGAAAACCGAAAAAAGTTTCTGGAACAGGTCATACAGGCCACAATTTCGTCAGAAATGAAAAAGATCACGCAGCCCAGCGGGGCCGCGACGCCTTCGGGACAGCGACACGCATAAGCGCATCGCTGTTCCGAAGGCTTTCTGTGTTCTTCGAGAGCACCCCCGACCAAGGCCCAAAAGCGGCAAAGTTTGCCGTTCTACCCCCTGGCCACGCAGGGTTTCCGAAACGTGTGGAACGCTCCGAGGGTAGTGATACCACCCCCACCTCGCACGTTCAGAAAGTACTGCG